TTAGATCTTGCGAGTCGCTCATCACGACCTTACCTGTAATGAATGGTGAGAAGATATCCTCAAAGAACTCGATCGTTGCGACCTGTTCTCTTATATCTATTTTTGAAGTGCCAGCAATGAGTTCAATTGAATTAATTTGAACATCACCAGCAAATGTGACTCCATCAGTGTTTGCCATAATCTATATTTCCATCTTTTTGAACTCTTGCACTACTTGGTTAGCAAGTGCAGGAGTTATAATCTTAATTCTCCTCTTGGCTTCGTTTCTTTCTTGCTCATATTGACGATGTGTTTGAGCAACTGCCCCAGCTACTGTAGAATCAACTACCAGTCCGTCCAATTTATGCCATTTAGTAGCATCAGGACTTGCATAGTTAGCAGTTATCATTGCATCAAATGCATCTTGTTCTAAAGGGAAATCATTGACATAATCATATCTGTCATTTACGAGCATAATGATCCAGTGCATATTTGGATCACCATAAAGTTTCTCAGCAAGATTTTCGATTGTTTCAAACTGCTTTAGATTATAAAATTCATAAGCAGTGATGTTCTGTAGGATTTTCTTCCTTAATCTTACATTGGTGGTTATATCTGTAAGAACTTTTAATTGTTCTTCATTACCGACCCTTGTAATGTAGTATATCTGTTGAAATTTTTTAAAATAACTATCAGACATTATGGTGCTTCTCCTTCAGGTGTTTCAGTAGAGCTTACTTCTCCAGGAGGAGTCTCACCGAATGCATCAAGATGACCTTTAGTAAGAATAGATAGTTCTTGAAAGGATAATGTCATATTGATTTGTGTAGGAGCTCCATTATCAAATGAAGTGAACTGTCCTTGTGGTGTATAGTTTACATTGACCTCTTTTAGCACAGCTGATGTATGTTTATGTACATATGGGTTTTCATTGCTTCCCATATAGTAGTATATCTCAAACTCTCCAGGATATGTATATAAGAAACCATCAGAATCTTTAAACTCTGGGTGCATATGATATTTGAAAGTGTTTACTATGTTTCTTATGTTGTTAGACTCTTCAGGAGAGCGAGGGAAGAACTGATAGTCATACTGGAATGTACGAAAATCCATGTTCTTGAATATTTGTTCTTTTTTAGGATTAGGAGCGACACCTGCCATGGCTTGTATTGCTTCAGATCCTGGGACATTTTGTAATGCAGCAGATTGGGCAACCCCAGCACTACCATCAGTTAATGTTTTGACCAATCCTTGTATCTGGTCTTTTCCTGATTGTTGTTCAGCCATTCCTTTTACTACATCAGTGGCACCTTCTGTAATTACATCAACACCCTGCATAAATGCTTGAGCCATAAATGTTTCTGCTTCTTCATACTGAGCACCAGAACGAATAGCAAAGTTATTTGGCATATGTAAAGCAATCGCATGCTTCATTCTTTTTAGTGGCTTAGTAAATGTTTTGCCGAGTGCTTTTATGTTTAATCCTTCAGTTGTACTAAGCGATCCTGATGAAGTTGCTGATACAGTACCTAATGCTGCAGCACCTTTTCCGATACCTCCACCAGCTCCACCAAGTAATCCACCAATAAGTCCACCAGCTCCAGCTCCTGTTAAAAAGGATGAACCAAGTACAGCTATGTTGCTGAACCCTGCTCCATTGATAGCTCTACCAACAGCAGGATCTACATCATCTAGTATTCTAGATGTATCTTGTGCTATCTTTGATTCTTGTCTTTCATTGATAAAGAACATAACATAATTGCCACCATAATCTGGCACATTAAGTAAGTCTTCAGGATAGGATAAATGTGTGACTGCATAAGTCTGCGATGAATTAGAATTCTTTGCTTCTTTATTTAGATCTTGGTCAGATACTGTTGCGGAGTTTTCTTGGGTTGTTCCACTAGTGGCTGGATGATTGTTTGACATATAAGTCCCTAAATAGTATTTTATAGAGTATATTTAGTTATGTTCCACAAAAGAAAATACACCCCAATTAATCCAAGTAAGTACGATGGAAATCCCACGAACATAATAATGCGTTCAAGTTGGGAGACTCGTTTCGCTACTTGGTGCGATCGTTCTGAATCTGTTTTAAAATGGAAGAGTGAAGAAACTGTTGTTCCTTATCGCTCACCCATTGATAATAATATACATCGCTATTTTATTGACTTCTCAATTCAAATCAAGAACAAACATAATCAGATACATACCTATTTAGTTGAAATAAAACCAAAAGTGCAATGTTCTCCTCCGAAATTTAAAGGAAGACGAACAAAAAGATATCTTGCAGAGGAAAAAGCATATGTTGTTAATTCAGCTAAGTGGAAAGCAGCAGAAGAATACGCAAAGGATCGTGGTCAGAAGTTTGTCATACTTACTGAAGATGAGTTAGGTCTTACATGGAAGACTGGTCTAGAAAAAAAGACTAAATAGTAGAAACAATATTATTAAGGAGACATTATGCCCCAGCCAAAATTAGGCGATCCTACAGATTTCTCATATCGTATCAATAAAGTCACGAAAGTAGTTGATGGTGATACCATCGATGTTATTATTGATATTGGGTTTGATATTCTGTACAAATCAAGAGTTAGATTATTTGGTATCGACACTCCAGAGTCAAGAACAAGAAATTTAGATGAAAAGAAACGAGGACTACTCGCCAAAGCATATCTGAAAGAAGCATTAAAGAAAGGCACAAAGTTATCAGTCAAAACATATAAAGATTATGAGACTGGAAAGTTTGGTCGTATCTTAGGTGATATCTGGATAGATGGTAAGTCTATCAATGCTCAAATGATTAAAGATTTTATGGCTGTACCATATCGTGGTCAGTCAAAGGAAGCAATAGAAAAATTACATGAAGCAAATAAACTTATGCTTCTGCGATTAGGAAAAATAGATGGCTAAGACCAAGACTCAAACTTTTTTTGATAAGGCAGCAACTGATCCTCAGATAGCAAAGAAGTCAAGAGGTTGGTTTAACAAAGAAGTTGTAAGGTTGCGTCAAATGCGACCACAGCCAAGAAAACTTATGCAACAGGATGGTCGTTCTACACGACTACTTCCTGGACGATTATATATGTTCATGTATGATGCTAAGTGGAAAGACAAATTAGATTATTATGACCAATTCCCTTTAGTATTCCCATTCGAAATTCAATCAGGTTATTTCTTAGGATTAAATATGCACTATCTTCCTTATTTGTTAAGAGTAAGATTATTAGATAGATTAATGACATACGCATCTAATAAAAAAATGGATGACACTACAAGATTAAAATTTCAATGGAATACTATAAGAGGGTCGGCAAGGTTAGCATTAGGCAAACCTGCTGTACACAAGTATTTAAAAACACAAGTCAAATCTCAATTCTTACAAGTTAATCCTGAGAACTGGAACACTGCTATGATGCTACCAGTTGAAAGATTCAGGGGAGCAACTAAGGATAGAGTATGGAGAGAGAGTTTAGAAACAGCTCAGAGTTAATATCATGAAATTACCAGATTATGCTTCTTGGTCAGCCGAGAAAAGACACAATGCAAAAATACAAGGCATCTTTAGAAAAGGTGACTTCCCCAAACTAGATGAAGTCTTTGACGACATCCTTCCCCAATGCCCAGCTTTACTTGAAGAAGTATTAAAACCATATGCTGGCAAAACAATCCAAGAAAGATTAAATAACATGTATGAACAAGATACATTACCAGTATTTGAAACTGCTGGGTATAAGGTTTCAAATGAAAGTAATGTTGGTAGAAAACAATTGGGTGTTGGTAATATGGATTCTTGGCATGCGTTTAATTTAATATGGAATCCTGGAGAAGCTGGTAAACAAGTTATGGAAGCACGAATGAAAAAGAATCGTGATAGATTACCAGTGCTAAGAAAGATTATAGAAAAATATGAAGAGTGGATCAATGTAATTACTTACTCAATGATTGCACCAAACTCAGTAGTCCTACGACATACTGGTCATGAGAATTTAGATGGTAAATATTTAAGATTACATTTCCCTTTACATATTCCTGAAGGAGATTTGTTTTTAGAAGTAAATGATGAAGAGATACAATTTAGTGAAGCACCATTTGCGTTTAATAATCAGATCGTACACTCAGCACACAATAGAACAGGTAAGCATAGGTTGGTTATGATACTAGATTTGTATAGACCTTTCCTTGGCATACCAACATCTTATTACATAACTAAATTACAAGACTTAACAAACTGTACAAACAAATATCTAGTAGATTATGCCAGAGATGGTGAAGTATTAAATCCAAGTTGGAAGTCAGGAGCAATAGATAATGATTAATTTACCATGGTGGTCTGATATAGATAAAACTAGACTGCGAGAAATACAAGAGCAAAAAATATTCAAACGAGGAGAGTATCCTAAGCTCGATGCAGTATTTGACGAGCTTGAAGCACAAGCACCCATGTTAATAAATGATTTGGTTGGGCATTTACCACCAAAAATGACTATGGATGAAAAGCTACAATGGGTGTTAGATAATAAAGCTGTTCCTGTGATGAGTAGGGATAGTATGGGGCATGCTTCTGGTAGTAAGGATAAGAAACCTGCTAGATTGGATGCTTGGCAAAATGTTTATTTAAAATATCAACCACCTGCTACTCAATATAAAGATACTGAAGGAGAAAAGGCAAGACCCCAATATCCTACTGCAAATGCTATCTTAAAAAAGTATGAAGACATAGTTCCTATCGCTAATTATTCAATATTAGTCAAAGATAGTATAATTCATCGTCATACAGGTCCTGAGAATCGTCGTGGACACCATTTAAGAGTACATATACCACTACATATACCCAAGGGAGATATATTCTTAGAGGTAAATGGAACAGAGGTAGATTGGTCTGATTCCTTTGCTTTTAATAACCAATACATACATTCTGCTCATAATTATAGCTTCGAACACCGATTAATACTGCTAATTGACTTTGATAGAAGGTCTTTAGATATACCTCCAGGACTGCATTATGATAAAATGGCTGAAATAACTGGAGATCCAAACTTAGAATACAAAAGATAAGAACTAAATAGTTGTATGGCTAGTAATTTAAACGAAGCACCAAAGACAACCCTCAACGACTTTACTTCCCAAGTGAAGAAAGAGGGATTAGCAATAGTAAACAGATATGCTGTTGTACTTCCTAACATGGAAGGCAGTGACATGTCAAGAATGTTATTAATGTATTGCTCAGCAACTCAACTCCCAGGATTAAATAACTCTACAACTCCAGCAAGAACATTTGGTGAGTATAGAGAGATGCCTTATGAGAGATTGTTTGAAGCAGTCAATATGGAATTCTATGTAGATCGTCCTATGAAAGTAAAAACATATTGGGACAACTGGATGGGACAAGTAATAGATCCTGTCACTAGAAAATTTAATTACTATAAAAATTATACAAAAGATATCACTATCTTTGTATTAGATAAACAAGATAAAAATATTTATGGGTGCACTTTATATGAAGCATTCCCAAAAACAATTAATCCAATAGCACTATCTGCTGAAGGCAAAGACGCAATGAAGATTGGTGTCACTTTACAGTTTAGATATTGGAGAGGTGCTCAGTATGCTAAGAGTAAACTGCCAGCTGATGTTGGCGATCCACCAACAGGTAGTACAGGTGTTGCTGAACCAAAAATAATTGATAGAATAGAAGAAGATATTCCTGCTAATGTTGTCACTGATGGAAAAGGAAATCCTGTGACATATTCAGGTGGGTATGTGACTTATGGTGGAAATAATTCAAGCAGAAGAAGAGGAAGATAATGAGTAAAATTGATAAAGGACTGAGCAAGGTCTTTGACTTGCCTGACCAAACTGTAATAACACCATGCCCCACTGACATAATAGAAAAGGCAAACGAATTACCAAGTGCTGTAGATGATGCAGCAAATGTAATGTCTGGGTACGATCCCAGAGACGCAAAGATTGAGAGTGACTACGATACAACTCGGACTAATCTGCTACATATCCTGCAGAAAGGTCAAGATGCTCTTAATCATGCTTTAGAAATTGCTAAACAATCAGAACACCCTCGTGCGTTTGAAGTTGTTGGTAATTTAATGAAGCAACAAGCTGACATAAATCAACAACTGTTAGATCTACATCAGCAAAAACAAAAACTAGAATTGAAAGATGAGAAGAAAGCACCAGGAGTGCAAAATAATTCTATCTATGTTGGTTCTACTACTGAGTTGAATAAATTTTTGAAGGATATGAAAAGCAATACTATTGAAGGAGATGAATAATGGCTTTACCAAAGAATCAATCGGCAATCTATCCATTGCAGATTCCATCAACTGGTCGTGATGTAAATTTTAGACCATTCGTTGTAAAAGACGAGAAAGCATTGATGCTTGCTATGCAATCTGAGAATGAAACCACGATGGTTAATACTCTTCGTGACTTAATTAAGAATTGTGTAGAAGAAGATCTCGATGTTAATAGCTTGGCAACCTTTGACTTAGAATATGCGTTCGCTCAAATGCGAGGTAAATCAGTTGGAGAGGTTGTAGAGTTAGTAGGAAAATGTGATAATGAAGAAGCAGGTTGTGTTGATAATCCAAAAGCACAAGTTAAACTTGCTGTAGACATTACAACAATTCCAGTAGTCTTCCCTGAAGGACATGATAAAAAAATATCTTTATGGGGTGATGTTGGAGTAGTGATGAAATATCCTACGATTGAAACCATAATGAAATATCAAGGATTGACTGAAGATGCAGATCCTGATAAAGTTTTTGAAATAGTTATGGATTCAATGGAAACTATTTATGAAGGAGACCAACTCCATTATATTAAAGACCAAACTTTAGAAGAAGTAAATGAGTTTATTAATAATTTAACTTCAGAACAATTTCTAAAGGTTAGAACTTTCTTTGAGACTATGCCAAAGATGACTAAGACAATAGAATATACTTGTCCTAATTGTGGTAGACAACATAAGAAAACTATGGAGGGTCTACAAAGTTTTTTTGGCTAATGCTCAGCCATGATTCTTTGATGAACCATTATAAGACGAATTTCGCTTTAATGCAACATCACAAGTATTCGTTGACTGAGCTGGATAATATGTATCCATTTGAAAGAGAGATATATACTTCCTTGCTGGTCAAACACTTAGAGGAAGAAAAAGCGAAACACGAACAACAGAAATTAAAAATGAGGAACTAGGGAAAATAGATGGCACTACCACAAGAAGACAAAGGAGTAAAAAAGACTCCATCCGATAAGGACGCTCTTCCTGATAGAAGAAAAGCCACACCTCGCAACGAGGAGTTGGCTAAACTTATCGGTGAAGAGATAGAAACAGTCATGCCGAGTAAAGAAGAATCATCTGAACAAACTAAAATGTTCACGATGATGGCAGGCTATCTAGAGATCTTAGCAGGTAAAGCAGAAAAGGGTGATGCAGGTGGTGGTGAAGAAGAAAGTGCTTTCAGCAAATTAGGCAAATTAGGTAAAGTCTTTGCTCTAGTTGTTGGATCATTTATTGGATTGCTTGCTGCTCAATTAAAAGCCATTGGTATGTTCGCTAAGTTATTCACTCCTGCGAGACTTCAAGTACAGATAAGAACAATGTTTAAAGGTTTGACTGGAACTGTTAAGGGTTTTGGTACGACCATCAAAACAGGTTTTTCTAATTTACTCAAACCACTTACTGGTTTATTCAAAGGTGGTGCCAAGGGTGCATTAGGAAAGACTCCTCAAGTATTAAAGAACTTTATGAATGGCTTGAAACCATTTGGTAAAGCATTTGCTGACATGTTCAAAGTATTAAAAACTGGTATGTCTTCATTAGCATCAGGTGGTGGAATGCTCACCAAAGTGATGGGATTCTTTAAGTCTATTGGTAGATATATCGGCACTATGTTAAAAGCTGTGTCAGGTGTAGCAAAGGTTGCTTCAAAAGTATTCCTACCATTATTAATTGTTATTACTTTATTCGATACAATCAAAGGAGCAATAAAAGGATTCGCTGAGGGTGGTATAATTGGTGGATTGATGGGAGCTGTCAAAGGTTTATTCAATTCATTAATCTTTGGACCTCTTGACATGGTGAAAGGTGCAGTTGCTTGGGTACTTGGATTATTTGGTTTTGATAAAGCCAAAGAAATGCTTAACAGTTTTTCATTCGCTAGTATGTTCAGTAAACTAATAGATGGTATAGGAGCATTCTTACAAAATATCTTAGACTTCATGATAGATATTATTATGGCACCTGTCCGACCTATCATGGAACTATTTAATTCTATGATGAATATGTTTACTAATGCTGATGGCGAGGGTATGTTTAAAAATATATCTGACTTCTTCTTTGACTTAATATTAATCATACCGAAGTTCTTCTTAAACATCTTAGATGCTGTAGCAGGATTGTTTGGCTTTGATGGATTGAAAGAAAAAGTTTATGGTATGTTTGATGCAATCATGGATAACTTTGGTATCCCTGCATTCTCATTCACTATTCCATTAATTGGTAAGAAAGTTTCCTTTGATGGATTCTTCCCATTCAGAGATGACGATCCCGATACATCTGTAGAGGGTGGAGACGAGGGTGCTCCGATTGAAGGAACAGAAAGTGGAGTTGGCGAAGGTGTTGCGATAAATAAAAAGAATAAAGTTATGACAGATGGTAAAGGCAACCAAGTCACTATCGCTGCAGATCCTTCTGAATTTTCATCTTCAAGTAAACTTGATGAAGCTATTGCGAGAGAAAATGAGATTGCTAATACTGGAACTGACACTGGTTCCAAGGGTGGTAATACAACTGTTGTAAATAATACGAATGTAAGTAATCAAGCAAACACTGCTACTAATTCTATGGCTTTCCCTAAGACAAGCAAGAACAGAGATAATCTTTACCATGCTTCCAATAAATATTTGAGTACAGGATAATGTGTTTATGTACGATCTGTCTGGTTATGGGATTTACTTCTTTTATATCTGCGTTCTATCTCTGGTACTCCATTTATCATACCACTGGGCAGTGGTCCCTCTACATAAGCGATTGAAACAACTTCGTGCTCCTTCGAGTGACTCCTAACAAAATCTGCAGCACCAGCATAAGAATGTTCATATAGTTCCTGATACTGAATCGTGCTATCAGGTCTTACTATAAATCCAACTTTAAACTTATGTATCGTATCTAAGTAATTACCATTAGAAACTTCTTCTACTTCTTCTTTCTTTTTATTTTCAAAGAAAGGAAAGTCAGTATCTTTTGGTGGTGATAGTATCATAATACTATCCATCCTTCAGCGAGTGCGATTAATAAAACAATGAATGGGATACAACCACATACAAAATAAATTAATCGTTCTTTCTCACTCATGTTCCCCACCTTTACCTCTTGTTAGAATTCCTTGAACTTTTTTACTTCTTACTTGTCTAAAGTATATTGCTGTCAATACAGTCATAGTAATAAACAAAGCATGAGCCAAAGCTGATATACCAAATGCGTATATGCTTTCTATAATATAGATACCGAATACTGCTGACCACATCCATGCTAATATTTGCATAGACATAAACTTAACTTGAAATGGTAAATCTTTAAGAGCATTTATCTTATCATCCATTATAACATCGTAATAATCTTTTTTCATATATATCCTTTCATAAAAAGAAAGGGGAGCCGAAGCTCCCCTTTACACAGATTTTGAATATCCTACTCAGAGTCTGCGATTTTTTGGAAGTAAGACATTACATCCTCTTCCTCTCCACTTGGTGGAGTTGGCTCAGCCTTTGCGACTGGCTCAGGTGCAGGAGCACTCTTAGGTGCAGGTGCTGCTGCCACAGTTTCAAGTACTGCATTTTCAGCTGTACCCAACCCTGCGTTTTCATCCTCAAGAACTTCCATTAGTCTTTGTGAAAGTGCTTCATAAGACTTGAACTGGTCTGGTGCAACAAACTCAGATAGCTTATGCTGTTTTTCAACAATGCTAACTAACTCTTCATCAGAACCATTTACTGCTTTCACTTCTGTAAATTGACTTTCATCATAATTAGGGAAGCCAGCAACTTTCTTCATTCGAAGTCTGAAGTCAGCTCCATTCCATAAGTCAAAAACATTTACAGGTTTCTCATCTTCAAATGTCGGTCTGGCTTTCTCCATGATTTTATCAAAGATCTTTTTACCAAACTTATACAGTCTGACCTGTCCTTCATTCTCGGGATGTTTCGGATCGCTCACAATCAAAACATTGACTATGTAAGATAGTCTTCGTTTCTGCTTACGAGCAATATCTTTATTTGCTTCAGAGCCACTGTTCCATAGCTTTGAATTCAATTCACCAACTGGATCTTTCTCACCCAGTGTAGTTAAACTGTTTTCAATATACCATTTTCCAGTTGGACCTTGGAAGCCATGACTAAACACACGAACCCATGGCAATTCGTCACCCTCTACTCTTGGTAGAAAACGAAGTACTGCTGTTGCGTTGCCTGCTTTGTCGGGATCAAGTTTCCAGAGTCTTTCATCTGGAGCATAATCTTTCTTTTTGGAACTCTGGGGATTTGCGATCTTATCGAACTCTCCAGATATTTTGGTGAAGTCGGACATGGAATCCTTCTTCAATGCGGTTAAATCAACCATAACTATTTCTCCTTTGTAATATGCGTTATATGCGTTGTATTGTTATTATATTACTTGATAAAAACTTAAAAGTCAAATCAAGCACTAGTATTTAGTTCAATTAAATCAGCTTCAAAAGATTTATATGTCTCTTGAAACTTAGTCTTATCAAACTTCACGAAACCTTTCGACTTCGTTATCCTGAGAACATCCTCCTCAAAAGCAACTCCTGCTTTAGTGTTCCAGTTCTCAAAGAATCTTTTATATGTATCTAAGATACAAACTGTTTGTACATGTACATGTTCTCCCAATACCATCTTCATCAACTCTGGGACAACACCATTAAAATTATATAATTCTTTCTCACTCAGTTTTTCTTTTTCTAAATGTAATAATATGGTAGACAAGTCTGACCTGAATGTATTATGCATTGATTCTCGTACTCTATTCCAGCTGGTGGCATAATTATCTGAGGTGATTCTGGAGTATAAGGTTGCATCATGCCCATAACTGAAATTACTGACAAAATAATCAACAATGTCACGATCAGTTTTAAAATCGTCACTTAACTTCTCAAACAGTTTAACATCATTCCTCGTGTAGAATTTTTCTCTACTCCCACGGATGGCACCTTTATTTGTAAACACATCATAATTCTTTTGATGGAAATGCAGTTTAAGAGCCATGTATAATTTATATACACGATATCCGTCCATCTATACATCCAACTTTGCATTCTTAGGCATATAATTTAGATCCCGATAATTGGCTTCTAATTTATCTTTCAATGCACCTCTTATTAATCCTTTCATCTCTTTAGGATCTAGTCCTGCTTTATCGCAATATTCAAGTATTGCATCCATGTGTGTTATACCTTGTTTTTCTTTTACCATTTTCTCAATGTACTGAGCAAATGATTTAGAGTTCTCAAACAGAGTAGGAAAATCCGTCGTTGGCGACTCGCTCATATGTGCTCCCTTTGTTATTATATTTATCGAGATAGTGGTTTATGGTATTAATACGATCGTCAACTTTACCATACTCATTCATTTTAAGATTATACAAAGACCATGCTTTGGTATCTGGATTGTCGGCATTTAAGTGGTCACCTGCTACATGCAGATACTTGTTGAACCAACGATCTAGTCGTTCCTGTTCAGTAATCATGTCTTTCTTAATAGAATGCAATCCAGCGATATCTCTACGAATCGCACAATGCTGTATCCTATTTTGTAATTTTACATGGTCCATTATATTTCTCCTGTTTATAATTTAATTGCTAATACTACCAATATTGCTACCAGTAGAATGTTCACTAATAATAATTCTATTCCTAGAATTGTATGATACCAGATCCATCTAGTTTTATAAGCATTGTCTATAGATAGATCGTCTGGATCTGGATCTACGAAGCCATCTATATCTTTTTTTGGATCTTGTTTCCAAAGTGTGTTTATGATTTTTTTAAACATCTGTTTCTTTTTTCTCCTCTGGGTATTCATCTCTCCACTTCAAGATTTCCTTTTGGTCACCTTTCCAGTACCATTTGATGAAGCCAGTTTTCATTAATGATTCGATGGTGTCAGCAATAACCTTTGTACGATTTGTCTTTCCCATCTGGTATCCGAGATAAACTAATATCCCTGAATATAATAAAACATTTATTATCTGTGCGTCAGTTTCCATTTACCCTCTTCTCATCTTAGCGATATCAACTGCTTGTTCTTTATTAATAACAGGAACAGCATTAGACTTATGCATCTGTGCTATACCTGTCACAAGTGTACCTGTATATTTCTGTGGCTCTTTCTTGAATGTATTACCACTCATACCATTAGAAACTGAAGGATACTTCTTATCATAATCTTCTCTAGCTTTTACTCTATCCTGTTCAGCCTGTGATATCTTCAATGGTTTAAACTCTTTGCGTCTAGCTTTTAGCTGGTCAGGATGAACACCATTTTCACGCAACCAAGCATCATGCTTTTCTTTGCGTGCTTTCCATCCTGGTTTTTTCTTAACTTTAGATTTACCACCTAGACGAGTGGTGGTGTAGTATGCTGGAAGTAATGCCATAATGTATATTCTATATTAAAATTAGTTAAAAGTAAAGAACTATTTTGCCAATTTAGCAACTTTTTTTCTGCTTGGTGCCAAGTCCCTTATCACTGTTTCAGTAAATATGCTCTTTGCTTCAAGCAATATCTTAGCATCCATCTCAGACATAGAAGCCTGTTCAAATGCCAGTACCTCTAACTCCTTTTCAGCAATCCTTGCTTTTAGCTTTTTTGCTATGTTAATTGGGGTATCTTTGCCCAGCAAAGATTTACAGAACCTTATTTCATCAAGTATATCAATCATATATCCATCTCCAAGTTTACTTTTTCATAAGAAAGGTGCTCAACATACTGCCAGTCACCATCCACATATTTGTAAGTGTATCGTGTCTCACCACGATATCCTTCAAAATTCTTTTGTTTGAACCATTCACCATCTTTTTGGTAGATAATTGGTTCTTGGTATCCACGATATCCCTCGTGTTCTAATTGAGATTTTTCAAACGAGGACATCCAGTCATCAGACTGTACTTCCCAATCGATAACATATTCTTCAGAGCAAATATTTTTATACTCAATCATCTTACATACATCAGCGATCTTTGCTTTCATGCCCTCATAATCATTTATGTCAATGTTCATAACTTTATAGTCTGAACCACCTTTAGACTTCCAATAGTCGTTTCCTTGTCCAGGAGTGTCGACATTGTAGTTTTCATTATATTGTGTACTGATTATTACTTGCATATTATTACCTCTAATTAAATTCCTGCTATTGACCCAAATAGATAAAGTGTTATACATAACACCACAACTATTAGAATAATTCCTTTAAACATTATATGTTATCTCCAAATGTTTCTTTTGCGTGTAGATAAAGTGCTACACATGCACAGTAGATCGTAAATCCTAATGTAGGAAATATGATCCAATATAAGATTGTTTCTAACATTATATAATTCCAATCTCTGATGCAGTTTCAGCTTCAGTCTCAAAGATATCTGCTGCCCACTCACCATGCTTTTCAAGATATGCATCTTTAGCATCTAGTAAAGTGAAGTATTTTTTATCAGCAAAATCGCTGATATAATCTTGAGCTGATTCCTGTAATTCAACAACTAGGTTTCCAATTTTACTCATATTATATTCTCCTTTTTTTTAATTTAATAACTAATTCTACTATATTTTGACGCAAAAGTAAAGAACTATTTTCGTTTTTTGTAAAAAAAGTTTTCATTGTTTTCAATGAGTTAGGCAACCCTCTTGGATTGCCTTGCTCTTGCTTGCATTTCATCAGCATCAAATACTGCGAAATATACTGGTTTTTTAACCTCTTTTCCTTCAGCATCTTCAGTCACTCTCATTCTCATTAAAGAAGCCACTTTTTTCATGCCTTTGAAAACTGAACCAGAAACACCATAATGTTTGATGCCTTGTTTGAAAGTACAAACTCTTTCAACATCACCACATGCGTCAGCATTAGTACCACTGTATTCATATCCATTTGTTATATTAATTGTCATATTTAATTTACCTCTCGTTTTTTTATTTAATATACAGTTATTCTACTACATTTTGAGTCAAAAGTAAAGAACTATTTCACTTTTTTTATACTTTTTTGTTATTAAAAAACAAGGACTTATAATAAAAAAGGGGAAGCCATTGCTGACTCCCCCTCTAAACTAGGTGAATTTGTGTGTTTTTATGATTTTTTTGCTGCTTTTTTCTTGCTCTTTTTAGCAGTTAATTCGTTGCCTTCTTTGTCTACTTCGACTTCACCAATAACATTTCCTTCTTTATCTTCTAAGATTTTAAAGTAATGTTTCTTGTCTTCGTCTTCGTCTACAGCATCAAATGCTTTTTGAAAGTCTTCATCTACATCAGGCATAGCTTTAACTTCAGTCTGGCTATTTCCTGGTCCCATTACAGGTGCTTTATAGAATCTGTCTTTTACTTCTTCTAAGTCTGTTATCTCTACATCAAAAACTTCCCAGTCTTCTCCTGCGTGTCCTTGATCTCTTAGAAAGAGTTCACATTGGTTTTTAGCGAATTCTAGAGTTGGACCAATAACATTAAATTCTTGTCCATTTCTAAATATAAAATTGTATTCTTCTTGATTCTCGTCGTTCTCCCATGATGGTTGCGTCATTCCTTTTGCTTCTGCTTCTTGTATCTCTGCAAAAGTTTCTATGATTTTCGCTCTTCCTTCATCATTGTCAAGTTGACGAATCATTTGCTTCTCAATCCTAATTTCTTGGGCTGATTGCACTTTAAGGTTTGCCATTATATTCTCCTAGTTTATTGTTGCGATACTAGTATTTAGTTAAATTGAATATAGTATCTAGCCAGTTTTCTGGTTGCGACACAACTATTTAGTGAAAGTTAAAATTCTGATTGAATAATCGCTTTTAACAGGTTTCCATACTCTGGATTAGTTGAGAATGATTCTAAATGATATGCTAATGTACTAGCATCAGCACCTTTATCTCTATGATATCTTAAAGACTCATAATAGTGTAAGTCATTTAGAATACGAACAACATCTCTAGCAGAGTCGCACTTATACTTGTATGCTTTTACTCCCCATCCATACCATTTACCATCATGTGTAATAGGTTTGACATGGTCAGTGTTCTCGTCCCAAGTTCTTATACCAAAAAGATTGTTTGCTTCATTTGCAAAACGACTTGTTCCCCAAC